TCGTTTAAAGATTACTAAAGATTCAACTACAGAAACAGTAGAATTTGCTACAAAGTCCTCAACACAAGACTCTACTGCTCTTACACAAGCTGCAGAGCGTGGTGCATCTACTGACTTGATTGCTGAAAACTTAAATACTTTCTCAGCTACTGTTGTAGACACTAATCTTTATGAAAACATTACTAATGCTAGTGCTATTTCAGGTATTACAATTACTCGTTATGGCTCAGTATTACACATTCAGTCAACTGATGCCGCAGACTTTCAAGTAGAAGTAGGTGACTCACATGGTAACGAACACCTACTTGTATTCAAGGATGAAACACCAGACTTTAAAAAGCTTCCTGTTGAGGGACCAAATGATTTTGTTATTGAGGTATCAGGTGATAACCAAAAAGCACAAGATGATTACTATGTTAAATTTAATGATGGTGTGTGGAAAGAAACAACAGAACCTAATACCCTTATTGACTTANATGCTACTACCCTTCCACATAAGTTATCAAAATTACCTAGCGGTGACTTTCAGTTTGATGAAGTTAGCTATGCTGACCGTCAGGTAGGTAACGATGATACAAACCCCTTTCCTTCTTTTGTAGGTTATACTATTGCTGATATTTTCTTTCATCGTAACAGACTAGGTTTACTAGCTGATGAAAATGTTATCTTTGCTAGAGCAGGTGAGTTTGTAGATTTTGATTTCTTCCGTAAGTCAGTACTTGCGCTTGTAGATAGTGACCCTATTGACGTAGCAGTGTCTTCTAACAAAGTTAGTATCCTTAAACATGCTGTACCTTTTAACGAGTCACTATTACTTTTCTCTGATCTAACACAGTTCAAAGTTACTGCTGATCCTATCCTTACCCCTGAAACTATTAACGTAGCTAGTACTACTGAGTTTGAAGCTAGTCTTGTAGCCAAGCCATCANNGGCTGGTAAGTATGTATANTTNNCTTCTAANCGTGGTNCCTTTTCAGGTATGTGGGAATACTTTGTAGATACTGACACTGATGTTAATGATGCTACAGAGATTACAGCGCATGTACCTGAGTATCTTAAAGGTGTTGTAACAAACATACAGACATCTTCTAATGAAGACATGCTTATTGCACAAGCTGCAGATGATCCTAAAGCTATTTATGTATATCGTTACTATTGGAGTGGTAGAGAAAAACTACAATCTTCATGGTCACGTTGGGTATTTGATGGTGATGTAATAGGTGTATCTTTTAACAGAGCAGATATCTTTTTGTTAATTAAACGTAGTAACAACTTGTTCTTAGAAAAGATTAATTTGTCTGTTGATAGTGCTACAGTTCATACTACAGGTAACTTTTCTATTCATTTAGATAGACGAGTAATGTTAGAAACAGGTGGACTTACTACTATACCTTATGTAGACTCTAAAACTACCTTTTATACAGGTGATGGAACTACAACAACTTTTGATACTGGTGACTGGTATACTTTAATTCAAAATACTAGTGCTGTTTCTGTATTTGTTGACGGTGTACTTAAAACTGAAACAACAGATTATACTTTCTCTACTTCACCAGCTAATGAACAAATAACATTTANTACAGCACCTATTAATACTTCTGTAATAGAATTTCGCTATACTCCTGTAATATATGTAGATCAAACAGGAAAAACTATTTTACTTAGTGAGGTAGCTGCAAAGTTAGCTAACTCTGAGAAAGTCTTTGCTGGTATTCCGTTTACCTTTAAATACCAATTCTCTGAGCCTGTACTAAAGCAAGATAACAAACCTATTACTACTGGACAATTACAATTAAGAAACTATGCTGTTGTTTATAATGATACAGCCTTTTTTAATGTAACTGTAACGCCTCTTAAACGTACACCATATGTGCGTACCTTTACAGGCCGTGTGGTAGGTAGTGGTGCTAACATACTTAATCGTGCTGCTATTGAGTCTGGTACATACCGTTTTGGTGTGTTAGGTAAATCTAGTTCAGTAAGTATTGTATTAGAAAGTGATAACCCTCTACCCTGCATCTTCCAATCAGCAGAGTGGGAAGGGTTCTACGTCCTACGTTCAAGGAGACTATAATGACACTACATGTGAGAGCAAGTGTACAGGCTGATGTAGATCATCTGGCAACAAACCTAAGACCAGAAGATACACAGGAAGTACTAGCCTCACATGGTAGTGTTAAGGTAGCATTACAAGAAGGCTTTGATCACTCAGAAGAATGTTGGACTATTGTAGTAACAGAAACAAATGAACTAGCTGGTATGTATGGTATAGTTGGTATAGACGATATGACAGGTATGCCTTGGCTACTTACAGCCCCTCCACTAAAAAAAGGTTGGCGTCAATTTGCACGTGAATCTCTGCCATGGATTAATAGGCTAAACAAGAAGTATCCAGTATTAACCAATGCTTGTGACGCTGAGTATACAGAAGCAGTAAAATGGTTAAAGTACATAGGATGTGTATTCATTAAGAGACATGACACGTGGGGTGTTGGTAACAAAACTTTTTTAGAATTTGTGAGGATATAATATGGGTATTATGACAGCACTGTCGATTGCTCAAGGAGTGGCAGGTTTCATAGATGCTTCTAATAAAGCTAAACAACAAGAAGCTTACTATCTACAAAACAGAATTAATGCAGCACAAGCTAGAGACTTACAAATCCAAGGCTTACAAAAACGTGCTGTTCAGTTTAGCGATCAATATTCACAGAAAAAACAAGACCTAGTTATAGCTGCTTTAAAACGTGAAGGTACTATGATAACGGCTAGTGGTGAATCAGGTTTAGCAGGACAAACAGAAGCTATAAAACTTTCGCAAGCTGAGTCTGATAAACTCAAGGGACTTGATATATACAGCCAACAAATTGATGCTATCTTTGATGACATAGAAATACAAAAGCTAGGCTTAAATGCTCAGATGTTAGAAAGAATTAGAAGTGTTCAACGTGGTGTAAAACCAAATTTAGGTATGGCTATTTTAGGTATGGCTTCTTCTGCTATTTCATCAGAAATTAAAATGGGTAAACAAGCAGACAGTATTTTTAGCAATATCTTTGGATCAGGTGGCGATAAACTTGGCAGTCAAACTTCACCTTTTATCCCTGTTACAAATAATCCTTCATTAGAATCTTGGCAATAGGGGAAACAAATGGCTAAACAAAGAGTAATGGTAGGTGAGCTTAACGCTCCTACAGAGGTTACGCCAGTAGCAAGACCTGTAGATACTTACGTATCCCCTGAGAAACCGATAGTACAGCCTTCACCCCTAACTCAATTTCTTGATGCTATTTCACCACTAACTAATTTAATGCAAGAAGAAGCAAAGAAAGCAAAAGCACTACAAGAACGTGATGAGTTAAATGGTAAGAGAGCTAATGAACAGCATCAAGCTGAGATGGCTGCAATTAATTTAACGGCTAGGCTGAAAGAAGACTGGATTAATAACCAAAATAATTGGTTGTCTTTGTCTACTGAGGAAGCAGCCGAAAGAGTATCAAGGCATTATTCTGACTATAGAATGAACTTAGATGAAGCACAGATTAATCCTCTTGCTTTACAAGCCTTTGATCAAAAAGTTGACCAAGATAAACTTCTATTCATGTTTAATAACTTTGGTCCTGAAAAGCGTAAGCGTAACATAGAGCAACAGGATCAACAATTTAACGATACAATCAGAAGAGCAGGTAGTGTAGCAGAGGATGACCAAATTGTTCCTGCCATGGTTGATGCTTTTAATCAGCACGTAGTAGTGACTGGTGGTGACTATCGTAGAGCTAATGATCTAGTAATAGCTACTGCCCTAGTGGAATCTAAAAGAGGCAGAACAAATTATCTTAAATTTGTAGATGCTATTCAAACTAGAGATGGTAAGTCTCTTAGAAGTATTGATAGGTACGCTAAAGACTTTAATACAATTGATGCTAACATTGCAGCTTTTGCCAAATCTGGTTTGACATTAAAGAATAAACAAGATGTAGAAGCCTTTAAGGTACAAGCCGCTGCTAACTGGATGCAGAACCCTAACCCTACTACTCTTACATTTGGTAAAAATACAAGAGTAAACGAACAGGGACATGAGTTTGATTGGACACCAGCAGAGCAAGCTAGTTATATTGAGGACAACTATAATGTACAAGTTGCTCAGTTAGACGCTTCAGATGCTTCAGTAAAAGATAAAGCTATTCAACGAACTGTCTTAGATCAGGCACGTGTAGGTTTTTATAAAGCATACCAACTGCTTCCTAAAGAAGTAGAAAAAGCTCAGCAAATCTTTCAACAAGATTTTAAATTTGCTAATTTTAAAGATCCAGAAGTCTTTAAGTTTTATAGGGCAGCTTACGATGCTATGGACGCTTGGGAGCAACAAGGTGGTGATGCTACAAAAGGTATGCCTAAGGATTTAAAAAATACTTTTGATGCTGTACAAATTCTAGTAAAAAATGAAGTACCATTACAAGATGCTTTGACACGTATGCAACAGCCTGTTTTTCCAAATAGACCTAGCATACCGTTAGATATAAAAGACTTACCTTCTTTACTTGACCCTAGTGTCCTTAAATTTACGGACTTAGATGAAGTAAAAAACATGGGTATTCTTTATAACGAAGTCATGGAACTACTTCCAGTAATAGCGCAAACATCTTTAGCTAAAGATGAAGATGTAATTAAGGATGTAATAGGACGTATTTCAAAAAGGTATCAAGTTGTAGCTGGTTCAGCTATTAAACTACCTGTAGATACTATTGCTAATCAACCTGCTCCTGAAATGATTGAGAAGAACTTAGATAAATTGTGGAGTAATGACACTACTATTCAAGTTATTATGAATAACTTAGGTCTTCCAATGCCAGCTAAAGTAGAACGTACAGGTGTAGCTGCAACTAGTCAGTTAGCTACTGCTCCTCGTATATCTAAAAACGAAGCTCCATTTACTATTACTGTAGAAAGCACAGGCAACGATGATATGATCAATGTTGTAGCTCTTGGTAAGGATGGAACAGATGCAGCAGGTCAGCGAACAGTAGTATCTACTGTAGTCCTATCTAAGTTTAACGAAAACGCTATGAATGGTTTTACAGAACAAACAGTAGAGCAGATTAATAGTAGAATAGCTAACAATGAGTTGTCTACTTACGAGCTTTATGGTCCTGCACAGGAGATTGCTTATCAAGCTTCCCTTGTAGCAGCAGGTAAAGCTCCTGCTCAAACAGGTGCATCTGAGGTTACTCGCGTACAGCCCTTTAATTACTTCCAAGCTAAGATGGCAGATGCCGCTGGCACACAGGCTCTTAAAGAAAGAGCTATTGAGAAGTTTGCTAAAGAAGGTTTAACGTGGACAACTGAAGCTGCTCGTATGTGGGAAAGTCTAACAGACTCTGTGTCTGAATATTTCCAAGGTGTAGAAGAGCGTGGTAAGAAACAAGCACCTTCTGAGAATCCTTTGATTAAACTTATGCGAGACAAACCTGCTCAAGAAGCTTTTGCTGATATAGCTAGTCAAGTAGCTGATGTAGTTACTGCTGTTCCTAAAGGATTGATGGCAGTTAATGAGGCATTGATTACTCCGGCAGGTGCTTCTACACTAGAAA